TGAGCCTTCAATTTTGAGCCATTATGCTATTGAAAAAGCAACTTTCAAGTACGCCCATGTCAATGTGCGTATACCTGAGGAGGAGTTATTTACAGCTTTCCACAATTTACGTGGGAAGCTAGCTCCACTCTGGGAGCAATCCATGGTAATTTCTAATTCTGCGGCAGCTTTGTTGTTACAGATGGATAAGAGTCCTGGGTTCCCCTGGTTCTTTAAGTATAAGGACAAAGGTGAAACCCTCATTAAGGCAGGTGCCGAGGTGTTTCTAGAAGTTGATGCTTTCTTTTTGAATGGGCAGGGTGTTTTCGTTTTTGCGGAGACGCTAAAGGTGGAGATAAGGGCTTTGGCAAAGGTCCTTGAGCAGAATACTCGCGCATTTGTTTGTTGCGATATCGTGCATCTAATGTGTTCTCTTCGTTTGTTTCAGCATCAGAATGATGTTCTAACACGTAATTGGCACAATTTACCTTTTAAAATTGGCATACCTAGTCCTTCTCCCTTCATTTCCTCCCTTTTGATGGAGGGTGAAGGTCAGTTTTGTGACTTTGACGGGTCTGGTTGGGATACCAGATTTCCGTTGCAGATAGCCGCTTTGATTTGCGCGATTCGAGCGTCATTTCTTCCCGGCTACCATAAACATGTTCGTTCTCTTTACGATGCAGTTTATGGTGGGTTAGTGTTTGTTAATGGTAACCTTTATCGGTTGCTACATAATAAGTCTGGTTGGCTGAATACTGCTATGGACAACTCTTTATATATGTATATTGCGTTGTTTATCGGATTCATGCACGTTTATCCAGATTTTGACTTCGAGGAATTATGGCTCGCTATCTATTCTGATGATGGCATTATGGCCTACCAGAAGTGTATTGACTTCAAGTTGATTGTGAGTTATTTGGAATCTCTTAATATCGTGTTAGAGGTTAATTACCATGATTCACCCTTGGGGCGTACCTTCCTTAGTCAAACTCTGGTGTCTCGGCTTACCAGCGCAAATCGTTACCAGATGGTTTGTGGAGGAAATATTTTGAAGTTGCAATCTAGCACCAATTGGTTTCATAAACCCCGGGGGGAGGCGACTCCCGTTAGATTGATTGAGGCTGAACTAGCTCATTTTATTGGGCTTCGTTTGGTGACTTGGGCGCACGTTGGGTTGTACCAGCGTGTTTGTTTCCAGGTTCAACGTTTGATGAGTATTCTTGCTGTGAAGACAGTGTCGAATGATTTGTTTGAGTACTATCATTCATCCATTATACCTGAGAAGCAGGTGGAAGACATGTATTTGTCAAGATTGAATTAGACAGGCTGCAAGGCCTTTCACCTGTTTAAAACAGCTCATCTTTTGAAAATTTCAAGATCTATCCCTATCACGAACAATCCGTTACGTGCTGTGGCTTACGATTTCTATCCTACAGCCTCTTCCAAGAAAGCCGATCCATCGTTGGCTTCTTTCGAAACTTCTGGTTTCGTTGTACTACCACGAGGTTTGCGCCTTAATACAAATCCTGTTCCCGTCTCCACCTCAGTAGGTGAATTTGAATTATTCTATCATGAAGGAGAAGATGGCCCTTGTTCCCTTTGTTCCCAAGAAGGAGGTTATCGTTCGCGAGAAGCCCTCACTTCAAGCTATTCGAGCAGAAGTTCGTGCCGAAGTGAAAAAGGAACTCAAAGTTGCGAAGAAAGGTGCGGCGAAGAAACGCCCAGGCGTGAAAGTCATGACTCAACCGGCGGCTCGACGTTACAATCAACCTCAGCCGTCGTTGATGTCGACGCACGCCACGACGTCCGACCCGATGGCGGAGTCCGAGAGGATCTCCGCGATAATAAAGTCCCGGAACATTACCCCAGACCAACTCAAAGCCAACGTTTACCTCCGAGGCATATTGGACCCGGAAGGGGCCGGCCGCGACCAAGGGGTCCCAGATGAATTTCCTGAGCCCACATACCGGTACCAGGCTCTCAATGAAGTTGCCATTTCCAGTCAATCTTTTGACACTAATGGAAATTTGGCGATTTATGTTTGTCCTGATATTACATCTAATATCTTTCTTCCGATCGGTCTTAATGAAGGTGATCGTTATGATTTTATTAATGCTACTCAATCCAGCTATGGGTTGATGCATGATACTAATCTTGAAGATTATGGTGCTGGTAAGGAGTTTAATACTGAGTTGAAACGGGTTATCCTTTTGGGTGATTCTGCTTTTAATTCCCAGTCAATTCCCTCTATTGCTATTCCTCTTCAGGAAGGTAATTTTAATTGTTCTACTCTTCCTTTGTTCTACTTGAATCCTGGTATTCGTGTTCAGGTTCCAAATGGGTCGGAAGCTGCTTATGTAGCCCCTTCCCTTCTAGCCCCTATGTGGTCTGGACAAGAGGAGACCGATAATGGTCCTTCCTGGTTGTTTCCTGGCGTTTTTCATGGAACGCTAGGTCCCATACTAGGCTATCCTTTTTGTTGGAATAATGGCGGGTTACAAACCGCTGGTACTACTGGCATCAATTGCTCTGGTCGAATACAGATAGTAGACCCGAGCCTTGCTGCTATACCACGTATTTATGTGGTTGTTGCTGGCATTGACGCAGCAGGGCTTGAGACTGCTGGTGCCATTGAGATGACTTTTGGTGTTACCGCCACTAATGGTTCATTTCTATTTTCTACTACTAGTCAGAATTCTTTGCTTACTATTCTCTCTGGTGGTGGTGTTACTTCTGGTATGGGAGTTATTGATCGTATGGGTGTTGTTGTTGCTGATTATGGCTCAAGTCCTGGAGCCGCTGTTCCATTTGTGCTTCAGGACTTGCATTTTAGCATCACCTATGCCTCTGATTATTCCTTTAATCTACCTACGGAATTGAAGTTTCCAGGTACAACTTGTATGGAGCCCATAGCTATTAATCAGTTATCCCAGTTCAATACTGGGATTTCCACTGGTTTTAGAATGGTTAATATGAGTGCTTGGCTTACTTATACTGGCGGTACGTTACATGATTCAGGTGCTGTTTATTCGGCATTTGTTAATGATCGAAGACCC